ATCAACCGGCAGGGTGTACAACACGCCGCCGATTGTCGCAGTGATGAAATCGCCCGGCTTTAAATCGGTGGTGAATACCGTACTGGTACCAGCAACCGCCGTGGAATTGTTGGTCAGTTTAAGAGTTCCTGCGGACATAATTTCTCCTGATTACAGGCAATAAAAAACCCGCCGGAGCGGGTTAGTTTACGTGATTTGCGCGAATGAGCCGGAGCCGCGCAGGATGAGCATGGTGGGTGAGGATATCGACGCGCCCGCGCCCGGCAGTTGCTGATCTGCATTCACTACGCATGACACGTTGATTACCCGTTCAGAGGTGCGCACGCTGTGCATGACCGTTGCCGAAAACACCCCGGAACCGGGGGTGTTAAAGTTAAACGACCTTGAGACACCATTTATCGTTATGGTGGCAATCGCCCCGACAGAGCCGCTGTTAGCTCCCTGTACCCTGACGTTCATCATTACAACCACCTGTTTTACGAGGTTGAATGTTGCGCTGTCCACATACCGGAAGGACCGCACATAGCCATTCGGGGCATCATCAAACACCATGCCGTTGGCCACGTCGCCGATAAAGCTGCTGGCTTCCACTGTCCCTGTAAATTTGCCACCGCTGGCGTAGACAGTGCCTCTGAACTCACCATCAGTCGCATAAACCGAGCCCCTGAAGGAGCCTGATTCGGCATAAACGGTTCCCCTGACGGTTACACCGGCGAACCACGCAAACCCGCTTTTGTTAATGTGCCAGCCCACATTGCCGGATCCATCCCAGTTATTGGACTGGATGTACTGGCCAATTTTGGTATTCGTGATCGTTCCGTCCTGGATGAATCCGGAGCTCAGAAACACCTGACCGTTAACGATGGCAAAAGGCGAGTACATGACGCCGCCCTGCCCCGACAACATCACGAACTGATCGGCATTAATCGCCACTCGGGTTTTCACCCCCGAGCCATCCGCCATAACCGCTACTGATAACCCGGCGTCGTAATAGTTGCCGTTGTATTTCACGCCAGTGCGGAGGGTGTAAACCGCATTGGCACTGGCAACATCCGCATAGGCTGTGTATTTCTCGTTAATGGCGGCCTGCTGTTGACCAAACTGTGCAGTTACCTGTTGCTGGTACTGCGCGAATGCCTGGTTAGCGTTGACCTGGGCGTTATACAACGTGGTGATACTGCCGTTAATAATGCCGATAGCCGAATCCACACTCTGAAAACTGGCCTGGACGGTCGTTTTATATTCGGCAAAGGCCTCCTCTGCCGTTGCCTGTGCGGTTTTAACCTCGCTGATTTCCGCAGCAGCGTCGCCAAACTGAACGGCCACAAGCTCCTGGAACTGAGCGAACGCTTTTTCCGCATCGACCTGCGTGATTTTTACCTGAGAGATTTCCGCACGCGCCGCCCCCAGTTGTTCATACTGGATCTGCGCGCCTTCCACCTGCGCCAGTGTGACCTGCATCTGTCCTGCCAGGGTAAAATCAATCTGCTCTGTCAGGCGTTTCCCGTCCTCTGACGTCAGCAGGTCTTTGGCAATATCTTCCAGGTAATCGGCAGCCTGGTCGTTAGCCATGCCCCTGATCCAGTCGGTCCAGCCACTCTGATTACCGATGCGGTCAACAAGCCGTGCCCGGTACCAGAATTCCTGCCCCGCCCGTAACCCCATCTGCGTATAGGTGTGCTGCGGGTACGGAACACCCGAAAGCAGCATAGGATTATCACCGCCGCTGCTGAGCGCGTACTGGATTTCTGTCTGGAGCGTATCGCCGGTATCAGCAGGAAACGCCCAGTCCAGTTGGATCCCCCAGTTTATTGGCGTGGTGCGGAAACCAACCGGCTTAGGCACATCACCGATGCGGCCAGTGAGGTGCGTCAGTACAGAGGTGGTCCATAAACTCGAAGCGCCACCCGCATTAATGGCACGCACACGGACAAGGTAATCACCTTCATATATGCCCTGCACTTCAATATTGCGAAGGCCTGTTTCCGGCACGTTAATCCATTCGTTATCATCCCGTTTCCACTGCACGCGGTAGGCAATCACATCTGCCTGCGGTTTCCCGTTTTTATCCAGAGGCGGGCCCCATGATGCAACAAGAGTGGCCACGCGCTGCCCCTGGCGAACGGTGTCATAACTCGACACAGCAACAACGCCGGGCTGCGCCACCAGACCGGTAGGGATCAGGCTGATCGGAGGGATATCCAGCCGGGCGTTGTTGTCCACGGCATCATATTTTGATGCGTTGTATTCAGCGCCGGTGATGGTGAAGGTATTTTCTTCATCATTGAAGGCCAGGCTGGTTACACGAAAATACTGGAGGCGCAGCTGACCGGCATCGATGACAAATACCGCATTTGGAGCCGGCGCGGCTCCAAAGGGCGTGGCTATAATAAGCTGCGTGCCGTTTACTGCCTGGATAATACGGCTTTCAACAGTTCCGCCCTGCGTCCGGATCAACAGTGTATCGCCAGCGACGGCGCTGGTGCCACGGTCGACAATAACTGCTTTTGTCGATGGGTTGTAATCCGTAATACGCCCGCCGTAAACCCGCCCGGAAAGGCGTTCGTCAGCGAAGGCGAATACGGTACCCGGAACACAAGCAAAACCATCAAGCCCGGTTTGAAGCGTAATGATGCGGTCGAGCGAGTTGGAATACACCGCCCATCCGCCGCGGCGCTGCGCCTCGCTTTCGCGCGTACAACCAATGGCGGTGATCTGAGTCTGCTTAAATTTGAACTGCTTCACCAGTTCCGGGAACATCACGGCTGTGGTGCGGTCCTGATAATGATTTCCCGGGTCGCTGAAATTTATCAGAGCCGAGCTGTAGCGGTTCTTTTCGCTTCCGCTTGAATAGACCGGCTTTCCCACCACTGAGGCGCGGGTGAGGATTTGGAGTCTGGATGTATCGGCGGGCATATCTGACACAACGTTGAACATATTGTTGCCCCAGAACGTCATACCATTAAACCCGGCGGCAATATCCTTAATCACCTGCCATGCATCAGCCTGAGCCTGAATGTAAACGTCAAACATAAAGCGCGGCTCGGTACCGCTTCCGCCATGGCCATCCGGTACGCGCTGGTCACAGCGCTGCGCAATCCGGTAGAGCTCCCATTTATCCAGCATCGCAGGCGTAACCCGACGACCCAGCCCGAAGCGCGGCTCTGTCAGGACATCGAACCAGATCCACGCCGGGTTGTTTGTCCAGCCCCATTTAAACGTCCCGTCCCATATGCCACCATAGGTCCGCGCTATGGGATCGTAGTTCGAGGGAATGCGGATAATGCGCCCTTTCGGTTTGCATGAAATCTTTGGAATGTTGCTGAATGCCTTTGCATTAAACGACACGTAAAGCAACGCAGTGTGCGGATAACGCAGACGGGCATCGATAACTTCGGTTATGCCCTGAATCTGCGTCTTGTTCTGGAGCATCTGGCTGGTGCTGTCCGCAGTGTCACGAACCACGCGGAGTTGCCAGCCGGCACCGGCTTTCGGCAGGTTAATACGGTGCGTCAGTTCGTACAGGGAACTGAGCTTTTCTGTCACGGTCCTGGTAAGAACGGTACTGTATGCGCCGCCGTCCACCGCCAGATCGATATGGTAGGAAACCGTCGAGCCAGCGATATCTACGTTTTCCTGTTGCTCCATCAGGGCAGGTATTCCGACGCGTACAAGCACAGCATCAAGTTGAGTATTGCTGATAGCCCGAGTCCATGGTGCAGCTTTCGTCAGTGATACCCCTATACTGGTTTCATTTTCCACTGCGGGAAAGCCGGGGATCGGTGTCTGGGTTTGGGTGCCGGGGCGAAAATCCCATGAGACCCCTTCAAAATTCATTGAGCCGTCGGCGTTACCCAGCGGCGTACCGTCCAGGTAGATCTTTGTGGCATCCAGTCCACCCGCGAACTCACCTTCACCCAGCGCCAGTAAGATTCGGCAGCGCGCCATGGACTGGGCTGAATCCGGCTGTTCCACAGGTGTATGCTGTTTCTGACTGCCACCCTTTGCACCAGTGATTGTTGCCATATTGCGTCCATAAAAAAAGCACCCCGCGGATGCTTATTAGTGAAAATTTATCAGTCAGATATCTTCTGCGACAATGCCCGCACCGATTATGGCGCCGCCAATCTCCCGCTCGCCATAAAGCACTGCCACGGGGTTGCCCATGGCGAGAGAATTAACAGAACCTCCAAACGCATAGCTTGGTTTATTTTCAGGATCGTCACGTCCCTGCAGCCCCTTAGGCTGCGGCGAAAGCATCTGATAAATGCCCCCGGCCATCATGCCAATACCAGCAGAAATCATTGCTCCGCCAACAGGGGCAGCCCAGCCGGCAGTGCCACCTGAAACGATAATCCCGGCAACCACCATTACGGCACCGAGTATGGTCTGGAATATTCCGGCCTTCTTGGCACCTTCCATCACCGGCGCGATACGAATATCGCTTTCACCGCCGAGACTCTGGTAGTCTTCCATCCCGATATTCCGCTTCCCCCGGAACACGGCGAACACCATGCCGTTTTTTTTGGCATTCATCAGATATTCTTCAAGTCCGTCAAAATTAATGCAGAGGGCTTTAACCGCCTCCGCTGAGGTCTGGACCGCCATTTTATGAACGCGTCCGAAGCGGGCACCGAGTGCGCCATAAAGACGAATGGTTGTTAAACGCGCCATGGTTTGATCTCTTCAGGTAGGTTTTTATGGCGGACGCAAATCATCGTCCGGTCTTTAAAATACCCGCGGGCATAAGGGGTGATGGAGGAAGGCTGCCCGTAAAGGTGGTGAAGCAATTCACCTTCTTCAGTGATGATGCCTGCATGGTTCCACTTGGCTGATTCAACCTGCATGATGACCACGCAGCCCGGCGCCGGGTCGCATTCGATAAATCCCTCGCTTTCCCAGTTATCGAAATAGAGGTTGTCCGTGTACTGGCTTTCCCACCAGGGATAGTCAACGCGAAAGTCGTTGAGCGTAATTCCCTGGGTTGCATGCCAGTCCATGATCAGCCCCCAGCAGTCGTGAGAGCCCAGAATAAACGGACGACCTACCAGCGGAATGGCATCAGGCATTATCTCGGCATATTCATCGCTGTCCGGTGCGTAGATACCCCACACCACACCAGACTGATTGCACTGCTGCCGATCAAGATCGGAAGGAATAGGCCGCGCGCCATCACCGGGATGCGAGTGAATAACCCGCACGACAGTTCCGGTATCTTCTGCATTCGCCCAGTGCTCCCCATCGATACGGAAATGCTCAGTCGGGTTCTCGTGACTGTTTGGTACCGGCAGGTAGCGCTGACGCCTGCCGTTCTGAATAACGAAGCCGCAGGCCTCGCGCGGCGATTCCGCCACAGCATGCGCGCGGATCGCCTTCATGATAGTTTTATTCACAGGAATATCCGTTTATCGGTTGAAAAGTACAGTGGCCGGAAAGCCGCCAAAATCAAGAACGGCAGTATTTGGCTCCGCAAGGCCAGCGCCAAAACGCTTCCGGCAATCGCTCATACAACCGCCACAAACGTCGAGGGCTGGATCACCTACCGGGTTGCCTTTGACATCGAAATACGCCGTACCGTTGTAGGTGCAGCCGTCGCCGCTACGGTACTGCCCGCGTAACGCCCATTCACACAGCGAGGTAATTTGCCGCGTTGGGATCACAAGGTTCTGCAGGTCTGCCGGGCTGCTCATGGTCCACGTGATTACTTCATCATCCTCACTGGTTTTCGTGTCCAGCCAGAAGGTCTGAAGCGAGAACATGGATGGGTCTGCGGTGGGATTAACACCGCCAGGAAAGTTCACGGCATCCAGGTAAACCGCATAGGTGTCGATAATGCTGACTTTCGCATTTACCATATCCTTGAACTGGAGGCAGAGGGCAGTAATGTGTCCGTCAAGATTCGACACGCTCAGTTTTGGCTCAGCCGCCTGGTCTGTCGAGAGTTCCATGTCTGTCATCTGAAATGGCCAGAACTCGTAAACCTTCCCGTCAAAAATAATCGGCTTTGGCCCGAGCTTGTTTTCGTCGCCTTTCGCGGCGTCTATTTCAGCTGGTGTATGGGGGAAAGGGCTGTAATGGAAACGGTGAATGCCCCCACTGAATTCTGAAGCATCAACTTCAACCAGGCGGACCCTGCCACCCGGTGCCAGCATTGCCGCCTGATCGATGAATGCCATTATGCGTATACCCCGTATGCCCGTCTGATTGTGAAAATCAGCTCGGCGGCATTGTTACTTAACTGGTTCTTTCTGATCGAATTCGCAACGACGCGATACAGTCCTTTCACTTCGCCTGGCGGGGTAATGATGAAGGCTTTCACCGTATGTGCCAGCAGGAATGCGCGGATTTCATTAACTTCTGCATCTTTGCCAACATGTATCATCGGCACCTGAATCGCCGTGGAGTTAATGCCATTCCCGGCGACCTGCTCATACCCATCGCCGAACCGGGCGGTTCGGATAGTCTGATCATACTCAATAGCCCCACCGCCCAGCTGGACGGGCCATTTATAGGTTTCTACGGCCATATTTGCCCCATAAAAAAACCCACTGTAAAGTGGGTTTATTGACAGAAAATCAAAACTAGCTATTGCCCGTTTTTTCTACGAAATGAAATGTGCGATTACCGTCATCTGTTTCAATACATGTGGCTTCAAAATTTTGTTCAAGCCCAAACTTATTCTTTGCGCTAAATTCCTGTAATGCGTAATAACGACCATCATCTCCTTTCCAGCGCTCACTATCAAAGGTTGACATATCTAATGTACTTTTGTTGATGACCGAAGCCTTAATCTTGTTTTCACACCAATTCCTAAGACTATCTAACCGATTATTAGCTATTTCTCTTGCTTCATTACGAGCCTTCTCTTGCTTAGAAGGAGAACTAATTATCGATGCCGTTAATGCAACGATCAGAAGTAGTATTAAACCCCCAATCCCTTTAAATAACTTTTTTATCATTATCCTCACTCTCATAAATGCTAAGTGAGGCCAATCCTAACAAAGACGCACAACAACTCAACGATAGCTGATGATTTTATGACATCAAGCAAAGGTGAAAAGCCCACCTAAGTGGGCTATCTGCCTTTAACAAAGTTATAAATCAGGCCACCATTCTTAAGGTGCTTCTGCACGACAAGTGTGGCGGCATTCTGTAACTCTTCAGCGAGCGCCCTGCCCATAACATCACCTGAATTAGTTGTTTGAGCGGATGCATTGCCACCAGCCTCAACATGAACGGTTGTCTGTATTACAGGTGCACCTCCGGTTTCACCAGCGACTGCCGCAAGCCCGTGCATCGGTGCCCTGCCGACATAACCTCCTTCAGCATAGCCCTGCGCGGCACGCATAATGGCATAGAGATTATCCACACCCAGCGCTTTCGTGGCCTCCTTGGTGAAGACAAACTCACCGCCGTGTACCACGCCTTTAGGTTCAAATTTGCCGCCATCACCGGTATACCCGCCCTCGTCATACCCAGGCGGACGGTAAGAAGGTACAGCGAACGACTGACCCGCGCCACCACCTGAGGATGACGCGCTGCCGCTTATCCAGCCCAGTGCCTGCTGTACGGCATAAGCAACCAGCAACCTGTTGATGACATCAGCGATCATCTTCATCATCGATGCGGCAAAGCTTTTGAAGCTGGCTTTTCCGGTTGTAACGAGGCTTGTCAACATGTCCGAGATCCCACCGAGTGTTGACTGAGCAACACCCTGCATTGAGGCATAGACATTCGTTGCTGAGTCCAGGTATTCAGCCCAGCCCTTTTTAGCGCCAGCCTGCCAGTTGCTGCGCAGTTCATCCTCAGCGGCGTAATAATCCGTAGCGGCCCTGAGTTGCTGCCGGTAACCGTCATCGCTCAGGTTTCCGCCAGAGTTAAGCCATCCGCTACGCAGTTGTGAAATTGCCGTCTCGCGAGTTGCCAGCCTGTCACTCATGGTTGAGCCTTTTTCAAGCGCAGCCTGCTTCTCTGCCATCTGGGTGACATATTTCTGCGCGGTATCCATGCGCTTGTTCAGTTGCTCCTGTGCAGTGATCTGGTCACCCAGCAGAGCTTTCTGCCGTGCCAGCTGCAGCACCTGATCCTTGCTCGCCAGCAGTGATTGCTCCTGCTTCGACAGTTGCCGTGTGCGTGCCGCTTCTTCCAGAACAGCAAACTGCGCCTCCGTTTTCCACAAATCCTTTCGTTGCTGGCTTATGACGTCGTTGATACCCTGATGCTGCTGCAGCACCCTGAGCTGAGCCTGCAGCGCCAGCAGTTCCGCCTGCGCAGCATCTTCCGCGCGATCCCCAGCGGATATTCCGCCTGCCCGCGGGGCTTTCCTCCGCTGCTTAATTATTTCTTCTGCAGTTTTGGTAACCTCATCCTGCTGACCCGGCCCGCTGTTTATACGGCGTTTCCGGGCCCTTTCGACGTAGGCCATTTCTCCCTGACCAATGTGAGCATCACGGGTATCGATTGATTTTTGTAGTTCAACGATCTGCTTATTTGTTTCGGCAATAAACTGTTTATTGTCGCTTGCCATATCACCGAATAAAGACTTTACCCCAGGTATATTTTTGGTTTTTTCATAAGCTGAATCCACAAACTGAGCTATCAGTACGTCGCCCTGTTTTAGTAGTAACTGAACTTGTTCAACAGTGCCCGCTACCACATCCGTGATTAAATTCAGCGCGCCGATGGTGTGATCGCCCACCCACATCCAGGCATCAGAAGCCCATTGTTTGATGTTGTCCCACATCTGCTCAAGCGGTGTGGATGCATCGTCAATCTGACGCAAGCGTGCCTGCATGGTGTCGGCGAAGATCTTCATGCCTTCAGTAACGGCGGCCTGTTTACCCTTTGTATCCTCCAGGTTTGCAATGTGTTTTAACTGGGCAACGCTGAGAAAGTTGTATTGTTTGTTCAGTTCAGACAGCGCCGCAACCGGAGATTTTTTAATCTCAGAGAAAGCGGCCTCAATTTTTTCCGCGCTGTCGCCCATCACCTGCGTCCACTGCTGTGAAGTCTGAGCCACAATTTTCAGCTGAGCAGCGGAATATTTGCCTGTCTCAGCCAGCCTTGACAGGGTTTCAACCGCAGCGCTCAGCCCCGAGTTTGTACTGTCACTGACGGCGGCGGCCATATCCCACAACTGGGCTGTCGTGGTCGCGGATGCGCCACCGGTGATCACAATAGCCTGGTATAATGAGCGGTTCGCATCTTCCGCCTGCCATGCGGCGATGCCCATTGCCGCGAGCGCTGCGGTAAATCCTCCGACCATTAACCGCGTGGCAGAGAGATACCCCGTCAGCCCTCGTGCATGTTCAGCATTTTCCGCCAGCGCATTGGCATTTTCAGAAAGCGACGCTGAGGATTCATCAGAAGAATCCCTGATACCCAGAAGTTCTTCCCTGATAACCTGAAACAGCCCGCCCAGGCCACCAAATGAATCCGATATCTGTCCCCCCTGCTGAATAAGCACCATCCACAGCGGCATCCCGCCAGCGATGGAGGTGGCGATATCGGTGAACTGTGCCGGTAACATTCGTAGCGCCTGCTGGTACTGCCCTGCACTCAGTGCGCCTTTTTTAAATACCGTGTCCTGCTCACGCAGTCTGGCAATGAATGGTGCAGCCTGTTCTGAAACGCCCAGTTGCGCGGCTTTCATCTCCAGAATTTCGGCACGCGTCTTACCAATGGCGTCAGCCTGATCCTGAAGAGAGCCGATGAATGATTTCTGCGCGGCGGTGGCGCGCTGTGTTTCCTGCGCGAGCTTAAGGCGCTCCTGGCCTTCAGCGGTTTCCGCCTCCATCACCTGAAAAAGTTTGTTGCGCGTGGTATCCAGTATGGCGTTGAAACGCCCGTAGTCCTCATCCCCCAACAGGCCTTTACCGCGAAAACCCGCCAGTGATTCCTGCAGCGTCTCCAGCTCGTTCATCGCCTTATTAACCGGGCTGATCTTGTTAAGCAGGTTCTGCAGTTCCTGTTGCTGCTCCTTCAGGCTGTCAGTGTTCTTTTTCTGGCTGTCCACACCAGTGCGGAAGACACGGTTAAGGTCGTCTGCCTTACCGGCCGCACCGGAGGCGGAATGCTGAAAATCGTCCAGCGCTTTATTACCACGCTCCAGTTCGGAAGTGTTCACCCGGAGCGCGATGGTTGCTATATCGGACATTACGGCCCCTTATGGATAATTTTTAACGCTGCACTTTCCATAATGCGGATGTCTGCCAGTGCGGTTGCCTCATCCACCACCCCGTGAAGTCTCATCAGCCAGGGCAGGACGTTATAATCCAGCCCGGTAATGCCACCCATGCCTGTTCGCCACTGCGTGCTGGCGGACTGGAAGGTCAGGAAAGCCGCCCACACATCGGGCCAGACTTCATGGGTCTGTTCTTCTTCTGTGTAGTCATCAGCACTCAGGCCGAATGCAGCAAGGTCTTCGGTGGAGGGTTCAGGCGTATAAAACGCCGAGGCAACCGCTATCAGTTTTTTTCTCGGTTCCCGGTCAGCTCGCGATAATATGTTTCGACGATCGCCTTCATGGCACCGGGATAGTTGTCCAGCAGCGTCTCCAGATTCTCCCGGCCGAATTCATCCGGCAGCGCCCAGGCTTCCGTGATTTCCAGCAGAAAATCGAGCGCAGTTTTGCCCTCGATAGTTTCCAGCGAGGCCAGCTCCTTGACCGGCTTATGTTTAAAAGTGAAAGTCAGCACGCCATCATCCTCCCCGGCGCGCGGGATAGTGACATCGGCTTTAAAGGTCGGTTTGGGCTGAAGCTGAAATTTTGCTGCCATGTATTCCTCGACAAAAGAAAAGCCCGTTGCCGGGCTCAGTATTAAGTGGACGGGGTTTCAGTCACGGCGTCTTTGTAGAACGTCATATCGCGTGACTGGATCGCAAATGCGGGCTGCACTGTTTCGACTGTGTTTGGCGCAGTGGTCGGCTGCGGGTCGAAAGAGGTCTGTCCTGACCAGTAGCGCATTTCTTTCGCCTTTGGCACGTACATACGCAGCGGCAGTATGTCGCCGGAGCGGTCAGCGGCTTTCAGAACATCATAGATTGGCAGCGTGGAATCATGCGCCATCGTAAAGGTCTGCGATTTGGCCGCCTTGTAGGTTGCCAGGTTGCGCTGGCGATCATCAGCAAGGAACTGGATTTGCGTGTACTGCTGATCGCCTCCGGACTGCGCCACTTCGGTGATTTGCGGGATTTCAGTCCATTCACTCACCTTGCGCAAAGAGCCACCGCCAGAGCCCGCCGGGAAGAAGTTGGTATCGGTACTGTTAATCACCCCGATTGTCACACTGGTGGCTGTCTGCGCAGTCACGCGCGCCACCAGGTTATCAATCAGAGCCCAGCCGCTGGAAATCAGCACCACGTCGCCGACGGCAAGACCGTGACCGGTGGCAACAGTAAAGACGGCACCATTGGCATTCGATACAGCAGAAACCGCCACTGCTGCAGCGAGTTTCGAGCCGACAAATACCGTGGCACCATTAGGTAATGCGAAGCCCATAGGGATTCTCCGTAACAGGGTTAAAAAAAACCGGCAGCGCCGGGGGGGGGTATTCAGGCTGAGATATCAGCCCGGTAATTGATGCTGACGGGGATGGTGTAAGAAACGCCGTCCGCTACGCCGGGGAAAATTGCAGGTGGTGACGTCACCCAGGCGCTGAAGCCATCGCCGGTGACCTCCTTATTTTCCGTGAACAGCGCGGCAATGCGACGGGCAAGCAACCTTGCATGTGCTTTCCCGGATCCCGCGGGTGCCACAATATTTACCTGATACACACCAGGATAAACCCGGCACTCGCCTGCAAGGTCGATACTGTAGGGCTTCGCGGGCATATCATGCGAAACCAGGTAAAGCGCATCAGTGGGTGGTTCAAACTGAACGTTGTCCCATGCCACCGGTACACCCTCACTGTCTGCCCACGTTCCCAGTACCGCCTCAAACGCCGTTGTGATGTCCGGTATCATTTTTAACCTCGCTTACGGCCTCACTGAAGAACTGCTGGAACTCAGCGGCGGTGATACGCACCATTCCACCCGGAGCCTGTTTCGAGTGCCCCATTTCCAGGCGGTATGCGTAGGGGACGTTGTTACAGAAGAAGATGTCGCTCATGCCCACTTTGAAAAGCGACAGCGCGGCCACGCCTGCGGCAATCGTCATATTGCCGCTTTTGTCGATGCGCCCCGTTTCTTCGGTGGTACGGTTATCAAACGACACCTGCCAGTTGCCGCGAAAGCGACCGCCGGTATAGCCGGGCGGCGACTTAACGTCCATGCCGTCATTTACCCGCGCCGCTTTCCTGAGCCGTCCGGTTTTTGTGAGGTTTGCCGGGTTGGCCATCTGCGCCTGGTTGTGCTCGGCAACCGCGTTGTTGTAGGCGACCGCTGTCTGGTTAATGACCCACAATTCGGGATTACCGACGGGCGACATCTGCACCAGCCGCGTCAGTATTTTGATACCGACAGCCCGCACCACTGCCTCCTGGTTGGCCTTTGCCTTATCGACAAATGCCGTGATGGCCGCCGTGAACGCGTTGTTATCGCCCATGCTAAGCCCTCAGCTGCGCACGGTAACACAGCAGCAGCCTGCCAGGCTTAACCGGGTTTGGCTTCTCAATGCGGTACCACTTGCCATCCACGTCCACCATATCGCCGGTGCGCAGTTCCGCATCTGCCGTGAACACGATGCGCACATCACCGTTAAGGATTACCGTGCCGTCAATCTCGCCGGGTTTGTAATCCGTGCGCACACCGACGGCGGTAAACGCCTTATCTGGTTCGTGATGCTCAATGCCGCCTGATACCGTCACCGCGCCTTTACGCTTCACCGGATACTCTGCGCCGTTCTCTCTGAGCAGGCGCGTACTGGTGGCTTTCATGCGTGTATAATTGACAGCCACGCTACCCCCTTACCAGCCGAGCCTGGCCTGAACTGACCGCCAGCCCGCGCAGCATATTACTGAGCCACGGAAACGAAGCGGCGCTACGGCTGGTGCCCTGTGCATAACTCACACTCACCGCGCCGGAAACCGACTCCTGTACCACTTCGCCACCAGCATCAAACGACGGCATCAGCTCAATTTCCTGCGCCTCAATGGCAAGGCGGCACTGCGCCTGCAGCAACTGTCGGGGAATGGAAGAATCAGGTAACTCCACACCGTCGGCCTTAACACCACTCCGGGGCCATGGCTGCGGCTGGGAAGAGTCCGTCCGGCAGCCGCGCCAGTTGATGCCCGCGAGGTAATCCATGGCCTGCACCAGCAGGTTTTCGCATTCTTCCGCATTGTCAGGGATGGCATACCCGCGCGCGGCGGCGAACGCCTGCAAGTCGGCAACGCTGGCGTAGCTGTTGAAATCCGGGAGCGTCGGGTTAGTAATGAGCATGCTTACTCCTTCACTTTCCAGCCTTCAGCCTTCCAGTTATCGACTTCTTCAGGGTGCACATCTGCTTCTGAAGGCGCGTCGGGGAACGGGGGAAATTCACACTCCATAACCACCAGCTCTGGCCCATTTTCCTTTTGTCGCCGGGGACTGTTTTGCCCGGGATTCTCTGCTGCAGGCTTTTCTGCTTCACGCTGCGCACGCTGCTCTTTGCTTAACCCAGCCATAATGACCTCCAGTAAAAAGGGGCCGCAGCCCCTGTTTAATTAACCCAGCAGCAGTACTGCATGGGCAGGTTTCACAGACGCCACACCCCACGCCAGACCCACTTCGTAACGTACCTGGCGGTACTGACGGTACAGCGCCACCTGGAAAGTGATGCCGGAAACCGGGTCAGTAACATTCATTACGTCGTCTGCGGAGTCGCCGCCTTTCGGCATGGCCGGCGTACGCGCCGCCAGCAGGAACGCGTTACGATCAAACGCCATGTTTGCCGTGAATGCGCCGCCGACAGTAATCGCGGTATTGTCAGCGAGGTTCTGGCGCAGGCCCGGTGCCGCCAGGGTGATAGTGGTAGCGGTCGCAGCAGCCACAACGTATTTGTTGTCATCGCCTGCAAACATCACCACACTGCCCTGTGCGATGCCCCCCGTGCCGGTATCAATCGCGATAATGACATCGCCGGCCTGTTTGGCTCCATTCACCAGATAACCCGTACCAGCGCCACCAGAGACACGCTTAATGCCAGCGGAATTATGGAGGTTAAAACCTTCCAGGCGACCGATAACGCCTTCACGCAGCAACTGCTCGCTACCGGATTCGTTCACCTTGAACAGCACCGACTGTTTGCCACGCAGGTTAGCCGTAGCAGAGGAGCCCAGCACCATCTGCAGGTCAGTTGTCGGCGCACCGTTGTCTTCCAGCACCTGACGCGCCAGCGCAGCATCGGACAGATCTTCTTTGATGCCAAACGGCGTGGTGCCGGCAGTGCCGACCGCACGGGATGAGGCGTAATAAAGTGCGCCGAGATCCGCATCAACTTCATTCGCCAGCGCGCGAAAAGCCTGCTTAAACTGGTCGGCCAGAATAGCGTTGTACGTACCAGAAGGGCCGATAGCAAGCTGCTCCTCGCCATTCCATTTCACCGGCGCCATCTTGGCTTTAGTGATAGCCACGTTGACGGTACCGATATCCTGATCGCCATCATTCGGCGCGGTCGGACCCGGTGTGATATCGACGGTGGTTGCTTTTGGCGCTACCGGGGAAACCACGTTCTGCCCTTTGGCGGCAGCGTCAGCTTTGGCATCACGCGCAACGGCGGGAATGAACCCCACCTGCTCGCGTGAAACCACATCCAGAGCGGTATAGATAGTCGGGATCAACCCAGTAAGGGTGTTGGACATTTCGTTATTCCTTTAAGGGAGTTAATAAGGGGTGATGGTGAGCTATCCAGCTCTGGCACCGCGCGCCATCCGGTACGCGGCAAAGAGGATTAATCGACGATGGTTACGCCGTCTTTCAGCGCGCCCTGCTTGCCAGTCATATCCAGCGAGTCGAACGCGGCGCGCTTCATGGTTTTCTGCCCGGCCTGATGCTGGGACTGTTGCGAGCCGCCGCCGCTGGCGCCGGACGCTTTCAGGATATGATCCTTCTGCGGGTACTGCTCTACCAGGTATTCCAGCGCCTCATCAAAATCTGCGAGCTCGCCGGGTTTCGCGCGGGAATAAACCTTATTGCCTTGGCTGTCATAAGCCACAACCTTACCGTCTTCGATTTTGAATGCCTGGCCGAAGCGCGCCTGCACGAAGTCGGCCGGGATTGCCATTTTTTCGGTAATAAATTTGGAGCCGCTGAAGCTCCCGCCGATTTTTGCATCATAGAGCTGGCTTTCCAGCGTCTTGCTGCGTTCATTGGCTTCGTCGAGCTGCGACTGGAATGATTTGGTGATTTCAGCTTTCACCTGGTCAACCGCGCCCGCATCGATAAGCTTTTTCTGGTCGATTTTGGTCATCATTTCCAGCGCTTCGAGCGCTTTCGCCGGATCACTGATGTTGGCGAATGCAGCCAGTTTTGTTTCGGCGGCTTCTTTGGCTTCACGATGGGATTTTGCTTCTCCGTTCAGTGCGGAAATTTTGCCAACGGCCTGCGCCGCATCGAAGCCCAGTTCTTTGCCGTCGTTATGGACGTAAACCGGGAGTCCGTTGCTGTCCAGTACCGCCAGCGTCTGGCCGTTCACTTCTACCGTTTTCAGTTTCATGTGCTTACCTGTTTATCTGGTCATCCGACCGTTGCACCGCGCGCCATCCGGATTGCGGCAATAAAAAAGGCCGCCCGTGGGCAGCCTCCTGGAGAGTTAACAAATTTTCAGTCGTGGCCGTTCATTTCATCCATCCACGCGGCACTTACAAGACCGCCAATCATTCTGGCTTCCGGGGTAGTGCCACCAGCCTTTTGAGCAAGCTCCTCCAGCTTATCTGCGAGATTTTCGGGCCGGGGTTTTGAGTGAAATAAGGCAGTCGCCTGCTTCAGGAACGGGAATTTTTCTTCAGCCATGCGAGCAGCTCCGGATAAATACGCTGGTGGTCATCCTCGCCGCCCAGCATGAATAGCGCAAGGACTTCTGCAAACAGCTCACGACCATTTTCGGATGCGTAGTAACTGACAGGGCGCCACCATCCGGAAGCATAGGCATCGACTGTAATCTTCTCTACCTCTGGCAGGCGCTGGAAATAAAGATGATGCCCCATTTCATGGGTGATTGTACCTGCAACGCTGGGTATTACTGTGTAGTCAAAGTGAACACCCTCCGCGGCGGCAGCGGCAGCATCCGAGATGGTGAGTAGCTTTTCCAGCGGCAGGGTCGATTCGAAATCATAACCAGCCCCGTTCTCCCGGACAGCGTCCCACTCATCAGCCTTAAGCGCCCACCGGGCGATATGAATAGCCCGGCTTTCTTCGTAGTAGGCACCAGCAGCGCTTTTCCGCGCCCCCTGTACTTCACTGAATGAGCTCACCGGCGGCAAACCGAACCGGGTGATAACGTCCTGCATTGCGCCAGCGGTCGCCCGCGCCGCCTCCAGAGATGTACCTTGAGGAAAGCGGATTTTCTCAGCAATGACGCCGCGCATCCCCTTCTCGATCTCCGCCACTGACTGAGCGTCAGACAAAGAAAAGCCGGGAGATTTCCCGGCTTCGTTATCGGTCGAAAGCGCTTTAAGCTGCGCCAGGCTTATCCATTCGCCCTTGTCGGTGTACATATCGCGAAGCTGGATATGTCCGGCACGGTACAGCCTGCCACGCTCCGGCCCCAGTACCTGATCCTGCCGCTGCGGCGACTGGCGGGACAGCCATTCAAGATACGTGGTATCCGCTGGCACCTGTCCGTCCATGCTGGCGCGGCTGCCTTCATCCATTTCGTCGGCATCGATACCCATTTCCCGCCAGGATTTTAGGATCAGCGTTTCGGTGGAGCGACAGCAGAAATGAATGCGGCCCGGCCCCTGCAGGTAGGGAACCTTATGGCCGATGGGCTTGTTGTCCATGGTGTAGCGCAGCCTGTCCCGAACGATGCATAGCGGCGTCGTTTTGTTATCCAGCGTGGAGAGCCACTGCTTGCCCTTCACGATGTCCTCATTGGCCTGCGCAAAGCTGGTGCGGGCTGTCGCCGCCAGATGATTTACTGCCGTTTTGGTGATGCTGGCGGCATTCGCCCGGCTCATTTGCAGCGCACCGTCCTGATAGCCCTTGTTGGCATGCCCGCGCACCTGCCGCGCAATGGTTTCAGTAGCATCCCCCAGCAGATAGCCGCGCCGCACCGTATTGGTGATGCGTGCCATACGGTCAGCCTCCAGATTGTCGGCCCATTCGCTGAGCAGGCGTCCCTGAAAGGGCTGCGCCATTGCGGCAGCATGCACCATATCCGGCGTAACGCCCTGCAGCGGAAAACGCGTTTTGACGCCCTGCGGCAGTAAAGAATCAAACAGGCTCAGCTGATACCCGGTTTCATGCTCCGCCAGTTGCAGCAGTTCATCCGCCAGACTGGACTGCATGCCCGCCACCGCCTGGTGGTTTAATTCGCGCACGCTGCCGAGCAGACTTTCCAGCCGGTTAACCGTGAACTGGCTGCCGGGCAAACTATCCATCGCCACCAGCAGGCGCGCCGTGATTTCTGCGTCGCTGTCGTTCAGCAGCTTAACCATGCGATTCGCAACTCCGGTGCTGTAGCGGCTGATCCAGAGCGTATGCGCTATCGCTTCATCCCGTAGCCTGTCATTGACTGTTGCCATTGCCGCCGCCTGTGAATGTCGGGTCCTGATTGTTGAGCTCGTCGATCACGTCTTCGGGCTTCGCGTCCGGGTCGATGATCCGGAGTGACTGGAGCGCGCGCACCGCATCAATACGGCGGATATCGCCGCCCTGTCGCAGCGACTGAACCGCCAGCGCAGCAGGCGCGTTGATAGTCTGCTCCGATACATCAAGTTCAGTGCGCACGTCCACGTTTCCGCCATCCGTCAGACCAAGCCATTCAGCCATTATTTGCAGGATGTTATCGAGCGCGTCTTCGAGAGAGTTCGCCATGGTGTAAAGCGGCGAATTCTCCTGCATTTTCTCCTCACCAGTCTGTTCAACGGACTTTGTGGAAGTATTCTCGTTACGCAGCAGTTTCGCGCCCGCCTGGCGCATCTGGTTTTCCAGGTCTTCCAGTGAGGTTTTCCCGGCACCGATTGCAGATCCAGTGTGTTCGACGTACTCCATACCCTGCCGTTCGCGGTTTTCAAACTGCGTTGCGGAGGAAGAGCCTATTGTCAGCTCCTGCCCGTTCTCCAGACCGTACACCACCAGCAGCGGAACCCGGGCGACGTGCAGGATGTTGTCCTGCTCGGACTGCGACTGCCAGTGCTTGATGTTCAGCAGCGCGAGATTCAGGAGCGGCGGCGAACCGCGCATAAAGCCAGTACGTTTCGTGTAAAGCGTCACCAGAGGAATATCGTTACGGGACGTGGTCCACTCTTCATGAATCTGCCAGGTTTCTTCGACGCCCTCACTTTTTTTGCGCCGGTATATCTCAACCTTGCCCGGCATGATGTGACGGATCTGCTCAACTTTGGTCTGCCCGTAGTCCTCGCCATCAACGATAACCACTTCCTTGATGCGCAGGTCAGTCAGTACCACCTTTCCGCCGACGGTTTTCGACTTCCAGCCAATAACCTGCCGGGGGTTCAGCATCGTCACATACGGGCGGGCGCCGCTGGCCTGTTCGTCAGCTTTCGTCCTGATCTCTTCCGGATTTACACGCGGATAGTCCACCAGCGCATGCGCCAGACCATACTGAAATGCGAGACCAAAGAAAGCCTGAGCCCAGACATCAAGCCGCATGCCTTCGAGATCGATATTCGGGGTGAGTTCTCTAATCGGATCCGGCGTTGTTTCGCTCAGCACCACCGGTTCAGCAAAGACGCGCCCGATGTTCTGATTAATGGTTTCTTCGTAGGCTGGCAACAGCGTGGCGACAGCAAGGCGCTTTTTGTAATCCTCTTTGTCTTCGTTCGGCCAGCGGGGCAGGTAGGCTTCACCAAGCTGGCGCATATAGAGCGTGCCGCCCATCAGCGCGTCGTTGATGTCCCACGCCTGGACCATGTTGTTGTAATCAAGGTTGGGTGTCGAAATATCTGGCATGGTTACATCCGAAGTTTGGTTACTTTGCCGGTTGGCCTGATAATCGGGAACTGCTTCACAATGAAATAGCCGCCCGCATCGTTGGGATGGTCGTTGTCGGACTTCTTATCCGGCTCGCCCGTTTTTTCGTCCCACACCTGCTGCTCCAGCGATTCGGTATAAACAGGGCACCGCTTCACGTTCACTCTGTAGCGACGCTCGCCATTGCCGTTGCAGAACATGGCGTTCATGGAGTTAACGCGGTCTTTAACCGGTGGGTTACTGGCGTTCACCACCACGTTAAAGCCTGCCTGTTTAAGCTGGGCAATATCCGTGGCGCTGGCATTGCTGGATTTGCGGGAGTCACCGGAAGCATCCGGATAAACGTAGATTTCACGTACTTTGCGGTAATCGTTGCCGTCATACAGCCAGAACCGCTCTTTGATGATGCGGATGATATCCGGCGTATCGTAGCCGTTAATAATTTCAGTCACCGCGCACGGAAGGCCCAGGCGTAGCACGTGAACGATCCCGGCCATCTTCCCGACGTTGAAATCCATGCCGATATAAAGCGGCTCGCCGGGCTGCTCCACTTCTTCGCAGTTATTCAGCCTGCGGTCGAACTGGTGGTAAATGGTCCCGCTCTTCAGGTTGGTGAACTGCCCACGCAGGTAAGCCTTAATCAGCTCCTGCGGATAGCTCGCCAGCAGCGAGGGAATGTAATCGTCCGGCAGGTTCTTTTCGTTATCAAACGTGGAGGCCTGCACAAGCCCGTACAGGGACGCCAGCTCCGGTTTATCGCGTACCGCCTTAACAAACTGCTGGTAAACGAACTTGAATCCCTCCGGCGTTGTGGTGACGTCAATACCGTTACGCAGGCCATCTACCTTGTAACGCATACGGGCAATGATTTTTCGCCAGGCCTGCTGCGCTTTGGCGGCGGCCATTACGTCCAGTTCATCCACCAGCGCGTTACCGATTTTGAAGCCAACAATCGTGGACGGTTTCTCCATCGATCTGCAGATGGTGGTTCCCCGGTATTGTCGCCCTGCGTAGAAATGGACCTCTTTGTTGCTCTCGTTGATTTTGACCTTCAGGCCCCAGTCAAACGCCACTTCCTCAACCGTCGGGTAGAAGATGTCACGGATCTGCGGATAGGTCGGAGCGAAATAGCCCTGGTTGATTCTGGGGTGTTCCCACATCCCCTTGCAGATGCCGCCGCAGCCTACCCACGTCTTACCGGAGCCGAAGCCCGCCACGTAAGCCTTGAATTTATGCGGCATAGCCAGAAACTGCGCCTGCGGCACATTAAGGGTCGGCGATATCCCCGTCATCATCATTCCTTACGCGCGCATCCGCGACATTGATATTGATCGCCACAGGTAACGGCACGTCGTCTTCCGGGTCAGCGGCCAGCTCTTTGCGGAGCTTTTCAATCTCCAGTTGCCTGCGCTCAATTTCGATTTGCTGAAGCTGCTGGGCAAACTCACTGTCTGCCAGCCCAAGCCGCTTCATTACTGCTTCGTACATGCGCTCTCGGCTGATGGCGGTTATCTCAACGCCGTGTTTGCCTAGCTTCAGACCTGAATATGCCAGACGGGACACAGGAGGAAGTTTTCGGGTATCCGGGAAGTAAGGTTGTCCGATGCCATCACCGTTACAACGCGGGCATGTCGGGTTTGGCTCACGGTTATGGTCGTAGCCGTAACCACCAGCGTCCTCTGGCTCCCGGCTTTTCTTCTCAACAGACTTAAGTCGCTGCTCTTCAAACTCCACCATGTCGCGCCACTGATAATGATGACCGAAGCCCCAGCAGTAGCGGCAGCATCCCCGACGGTACTGCGACAGATCGTTAGCGTCGAAGGTGGCCAGTTGCCACATCTGCGCCAGCACTTCATCTGCGCTGGCCAGCGTGCGCACCAGAGAAGCTTTCTGTTGCTGCTTGATGGCTTGTGCAACTGAAGTTTTCTGAAGAAGCTGATAACCAATCTGCTCAGCAGTCTTTACGCTATAGCCTGCACGAATGGCGGCCTGCGTGGCATTGCGGTCTTTAAGGTATTCCGCAACAAAGAGACGTTGTTGAATAGTCATTCCGTCACTTTCTACCAGCGCATCAGCACTCTTTTCTTTCTGCGCATTGCGCACATTTTTCTGCGCAGATTTTTGCGCACTTTGCGCAGCAGGCTTTTTGATATAACGACGGGCGGTTGCGTAATTCAGTCCCTGCGCTTCACACCAGTCTTTTGGGGAAATGCCGGTTTTGGCATGCTCGGACAGGAACCGTTGCTGAAGCTCGCCCCAGTTCGGTTTTGCCATGTTCTGTTTCCTGAGTTAAAGCAATCACCTGGCTTACCATCTGCAGGCACTGAAAAGGCTATAAAAAAGCCACCCGGAGGTGGCTTCGACTATTTATATTTTTCAATGAGTGGAAGTGCTTCAGCTAATAGCAGCTTTCTTGATTCGTAGGCTGCGTCTTTAGTTTGTCCGTACAACTTTACTTGAGCAATGAATTCGGCGAGGTTTTGTTCGTACGGCTCGTTCTTCCATAATTTCATATGCTCTAGCGCTTCTTTGATAAATGCTTCAAGCGCCCCCTCTTCAAGCTTTCCAGAATGCTTTTTTACTGACAGTTGGCTAAATACTGTTGAGTAGTGGCCAGGCAGACCCGTTCTGTTTAGTGACATGCAAAACCCTTACTGTGAAATGACATATTAAATAATAATTGAACTCATGTGCCATTCACAGCACGGCTGGTCATCATGTTTTCTCACATGAACATCCATACTCGTAACTTATGGGATCAGCGCCCCCCGAACTGCAATCCGCCCGGCTTCAGCGCGTTGCGGATGGTATCAGACAGAGCCTGATCGATACCCCGCTGAAGACTGACCACATCGGATTCCCGTTCAGCAGACAGCGCGTTTAACTGAGCCACCAGCGACTGGAAGACGTCACTGTTACACACGGCATCAATAACGGCTTGGCGCATGTCATCGCTAAGGCATGTTTTTGATGCGATTGCACGCCCGAAAAAAACATAGGCGTTATCTTTTAAGGTGAAAGCTTTGGAGTCCGGTAAATCTTCGGCATTTTTCATCAGGCGGTCATCTGACTGGCTTTTGAAGTCGTCATTATGGCCAGTCGTGATGCCGCCACCGATACTGGCGTTATGGATTGTTCCCGGCTGGATATACGCCTCTTTGATGTAGTTCTTTCCTACCTGAACGCTAAATGCTTCAAACGCTCGGGTCAGCTTATTGATCACTTGCATGACTTCCTGGAGCTCGCTGGCTTCAGTTTTGACGCCAGCATTCAAGTTGTAAGTGCTCTTCTGCAATGAATCAGGCTCACCCGCAATATGCGCCTCTCCTGATTTATTCAGGTGCCAGCCCGTTTCGGAATTTTGCGCATCGCTATTATCTGATGCGTTACGAAAGAAGCCATCAATGCGGTTGAGATAGTCACTGGCATCAGTGGATGAAACACCATCAAGCCAGTCGCTGGATCGCCAGTTACGGGATTTACCGTTTTTATTCACCAGCCGCAATCGTACCTGCAAGCGTTCGCCTGCCTTCAGTCCGCCGATTAGCTTTCCAGTACACGGCCATGGAATAAATTCTTTATCCAGCCGGCCATCAGCGAACAAACACTGCAATTCAAGACGGTTACCCCAGAAACTTCCATCAGGCCATTTCCAGTGAACCTTTACACCCCATAGCGCGGGTGATACTCCCTTGACGGGAAGATCTAAGCATTCGGACATTTTGGTTTCCTTTTAGACGTGAGCCTGTCGCACGGCAAAGCTGCCGAAAGTTTACGGCTTGCCCAGGCTCACAGCTGAAAGACTTTCTTCGATGTGCGCGTGCGATGCGCATAAAAAAAGCCCCGCGAATGCGAGGCTCACACTTTCCCTGAATATGGTTATTTTAAATTCTTGAGATAACAGATAACCATATCTAGGCTTACGCGGTCCTGACCATCC